TGTTAGTTATGACTGGTATGTACATCAGAGTGATTGAGTGGTTTATGTCGTTACCACCAGAGGCTATGACATCACAGGCAACTGCACTTACAGCAACTGTAACTGGAGCCTTAACAGGAGCCTTTGCAGTTTGGTTAGGGAATGAAAGCAAATGATAGGACAAATAATAGGTAGTGTAGTTGGTCTAGCTACAAGTGTAATCGACAGTAAGACACAGATCAAACTAACTGAGGCTGAGATTAAGAAGAAACAGCTTACAGGTGAGATAGACTGGGATCTAGCTGCAATTCAGGCTACACAAAACTCATGGAAAGATGAGTGGATAACGCTACTGTTCAGTATTCCCCTGATACTAGCGTTTTGTGGTGATTGGGGTAATGCTATAGTCCAGGCTGGTTTTGCAGCACTTGAGACTATGCCAACATGGTATCAGTATTCCCTCGGTGGTATCGTTAGTGCTTCCATAGGAATTAGGTCAGTATCTAAATTCTTCGGTAAATAAGTGAGGTAATTTGTATAAAACAACAGCTAGAGCATCTCCCAGTAAGTACACTCTTAAACGTCACCTAAGACGAAGACACAAGAAGTCTAAGAAGCCTAAGTCAGTCTTAGACCTACCCCCCAGAGGTTTCTTCTCTTGCTTCTGCTGGGACCGCTCTTGCCCTAACCATAAATAAAAACTGCAGACAAACTAAAGGCCCCTTGGATCTCTCCTTGGGGCCTTCTTTTATGAGGACTTACCCCACTGATGACATAGGTAGTCTTTAACTACCCACCTATTTCCCTCTAGGGTCTGTATACCTAGAGCTAGGGACTTTAGACAAACATCCTCTGAAGTATATAGAACGGATGGTGATACACTCTTACAAGTTGTGGTGTCTAAATGGCACGTCAATATTATCGCTGTCCACATCTGGATTCTCCAATATGTCTATAAGCCTTTCGAGATACCAGATACACTTCCTCAAGTCTTCTACAGGCTTCTTCTTATAAGGCCATCTCCAAAGATACTTAAAAGCAGATTGCCAACAATAGGCAGCGTGAGTATTTACAGCTGCCCCCTCAGTCATAGCTTCCATAGCGTCTATACATTCTATGGTACTATTGTAGTGAGGCGGACTGTTAACGTAGTCCACCTCTTGAGACTTACTCAACTTTGATAAATCCCATTTAGCCATTAGAACGGCGGCTCCCCATACTCGTCAAGCTCTACACCTTTGTAGGACATATCGACTTCATAGACCTCATCTTCTACAGGTGTATCTGTGAAGTCTTTTTGTATTAATCCCATGTCACTTAAGTGCAAGGACAGTTGAAGTGGTAACTGGTTTTCCATCGTAGTCTCCTAAGTTAAATCTACTATTTCACAAACATCACCGCTACAAGCCATTGTTTGCATACCAGCGGTGTTGTCCTCTTGTTCATACTCCGATAATTTAGACCAGTCAATAGACTTTGGCATCTTTTGTGAAAGTTCAAAGTATTCTTCCATTGTGCAGTCTTGATAAGGTGCTTGCTGATAAGTATGATCTGAGTGTGGTAAAAATGACACACCTGACATCTCATCAAAGTATTTATAAACAAACGCACCTACTTCCATCCACTCATGGTCACGTACAGATATCGTCACGCTTGGCTTATGCTCACACCATGACCTCTGATAGATCAACCAAGTCTCTAGCTGCTCTATGGCACTCATATCGTTCCTAGTAACAGAGAAAGGTGGCGACTTAACTGGGAAGCTGAATACTGTGGTAGTGTCTCCTTTCATTACACAAGGTTCATTAGGTATCCCTTTGTCCTTCATAAACTGCGTCAAGGGATCTTTATTGTCACCACGCACAGTGCGGATATAATAGGGACTGTGGCGAGCATGTATGCCAGAGGCACTATCCACCAGTTGTGATACCGTTCCCGAAGGCTTAACGCATGTAATCGCAGTAGAACGAGGTATACCAAGACGGTCAGCCCATTCAGCATTAGTATCAACAGCCACGGTGCGTAAGTGCTCAAGGGTCTTCTCCAAGCCTTCGTTCCTACAGGTCATTAAGGTATTATCCATTATGCCTGTGAGTGACACACCGAGCAGTCGCTCTTCTTCGGTGTTGGTAGTCCACACCTTTCGCAGATACGGAAACTTGGTGTAGGTTGATTGGATAGTTCCCAGTATAGTTGCCAGACGGACTTTACGCTCAAGATCTTCCACAGTGTCCGTATCACGTACAACACACTCCGTAAGATTGCAGAACTGATTAGGACGCAAAATGATCTCACTGCACGGATTAGTACCAAACTCATAGTTAGGATCACGTCTGCCATTTTTTGCAGCTTGTACTTTACTTGCTTGACGATTGAATACACCACGTTCCCCCGACTTACTTTCTACTAGAGCTTGCCATTCCCGCATGAAGGTTTCCATATCGGGCTTCTCTGTGTAGCTCACACTATTGTTAGACAATGCACGATGAGCTGCTGTCTCCCACCATTGACCTGACTTAGCATGACGCATACGATCATCACTTAAGTTAGACAGAGAAATCATAGCACTACGACGAACACCACCAACTACAACAATCTGACCAATAAAACACATAAGGTCATGGCACTCAATAGATGACAGCTTACGACCTTGGGCGTTCTTAAAAGTAGACACTGCAAAGTTAAATAGCTCTACCAGAGGCGCAGGACCACTAGCCCGACCTCCAAAGGTCTTAAGCCTAGAACCTGCAGGACGTACCAAACCTATATCCCACTGAGGGATCTCACCAGCCCAGAGAAGGGCAAGAACTTGCCGAAAGGCTTTAGCCCACCCTTCCTTACTGTCTTTGACAACGATTGTAGTTTCACTATCAAACAACTCAGGAACTTCGGGTAGCCTCTGTACAAACTGCCGCTCTACTGAGAAACCTACACCTGTACCACAAAGCAAAATAAACATAGCCTCATCAAATGCTTTAGGGTCATCCACAGGCAAGTAGCTACAGTTGTACCCAGCAGTATTATCCCTAGTCAAAGCTGGACCTGCAGTCATCATAGCTCTCATAGAAGGCATAACCTCTAAACCTAATACAGCTTGCTCTAGTTCAGATATGTTGTACTCAGGGCCTACTTTTGGACGCACTACATTAGTCATATACCGAGAGACAGTTTCACTCCAGTCTTCCCGACCTTTTCCATCGAAGTACTTTGCATATCGAGACTTAGCAATAAAAGTCTGGTAGTCTGTTGGTAAATAATTATTCATCTTTGTCTATCCCTCTAGCCCTCATAGTTTTGTCTTCTTTTAGCCAGACCATACGGTCAATATCTGACCTAGGTATGCCAATGTCTAATAGTTCTTTATCTGTTAGCTGATTAAGCTGCTTAATTGCTATCCTGTGGGTTCGCCATGTCGCAAGGTAGTTCATGTATCTCCAGAACCACGACATCCCTGTGTGCTTTCTACTCATCGGTTGTCACCTGACCCTTTTATCTTTCCCGATTTCTTACGCTTGTCTAGCTTCTCTAAGTTTAACAAAGCAATCTCTGACAGAGTATAGCCTAAATCATCTGCAGCTAAGGCTGCATACCACAGGGTATCTCCAATCTCCTTAGCGATCTCAAGCTTGTTCATACGACCATCTCTGATCCACTTCTTAACCTTGTCAGCTACCTCTCCAGCCTCACTAGCTAAACCTAGAGCAGGGTAAACTAACTTGAAGCTTTTATCATAGATGGCAAAGCTTTTAGCTTTCTGTTGATACAAGTCCATATCTGTACCCGTAAGATCAGTAGCTACACTATCAATATCATCCTGAGTTATCATCGTCATACATCTCCAATTCTACAAAACCTATTTCATCTAAAACTATAAGAATACTTGGCATGTCTGTATTACTATCCTCTAGTATTCTATCAATACCGTAAGTCTCTAGCAAGTCTAAGACTTCATCATAAGATCTATCTTTATCATTCATCTGCATACTCTCTTCTAAGAGCAGACAAAGAGATCCACTGAAGATCATAGTTACCGTTGTCTACATATCTTTTGACCACCGCACCGGATCTCCACTCTCGGTTAGCTTGACCTGCCCAGCTCTCCTCTTTACCTTTGAAGCAGCCAGCCACAAGACCGTTGATCGGATAAGGACTAGCGTCAGCTTTATGGTAATAAGAGAATTTATGACTATGACCGACAGTAGCAGAACAGGCCAGCTTTTCAGTAAGAGAATAGCCATGATGCTTAGTTGACATAGCAGAACCATAGTTACCAGAAGAAACATAATGACCGTAGAGTATACCATCATAGTGAGCGAGGGTGGGGGCTGAGTTAGAGTACTCATGGTACTCGTTGAACCAGTGGTCTGTTTGCAGATGCTTGAAGGAGACCCCGTATTTATCCCCTTCGAGCCGTGGATCAGTCTGTATAGACCTCTTAATCCTATTCTCATGGTTACCTTCAAACCCTATCCAGCTTGACCTCTTGTACTTCCTTTGGTTAGGCATATGGCGCAACTTCTCCATAGCATCGTTGTAGCACTCAATGTCTTTCTCATAGTTCTGAGAGACAACAGCTTGAGGACTACGAGTGTCGAAGCTATTAAGAGACTTCATATCAGCGCCATCCCCAAGGTCTACAACATAAGTCGGGTTGATGTCATAGATGAGGTTGCCTAACCAAAGAAACCTTTCATTACTTACAGAAGGGTCTGCGTGAGCACAGGAGAAAACTACTACAGTCTTGTGTCGGGAATAGATGTAGGACATTTAGATCTCCAGTGTCTCTATAGAAGTTTTGAAGTGCTTCTGTACTACGTGGAGAGCTTCTTCTTCTGGGTGGCAGATATAACCCCTGACATACTCTCCGTTGTCGTCATAGTTTCCCTCAAGTCCAAAGTAATCTCCAAAGTCTAATACTTCACCTTCTGCCCAATAGATTTTCATTTTTGACATTTTAGTAACTCCATAAAGTAGTCTGCCTTACATAGCGCCAACCATTCTTGCCGGTCACCTCTAAGAAAAACTACGGGTTCATATTTACCATCTTGTACAGCTTGACTTAGGTACTGATACATAGTTTTAAAGTCCCTACGTCTCTTTACTTCGATGGACAACGGAAGAACTTCTCTGGCCCTTGGGGAAAGAACAATAT